CATAAAAGGTACTATGAAAACCTCAAAATAATTTGCAAATATTCCTTGACATTTACCGCGCTTTGTGGTACAATGTAGACAGTTAAAGAAAATTACACAACGGAAAGGATTTAACAAAATGAACAACAAAGAACAGCCAAGTATGCAAAGTATAACTTCATTGGTCAAATTTTTAGTTTACGCATGGCGCAGAAGTAAATGCCCATATCCGGGTGTAACAGTGGACGCGCCGACGTGTACTTGCACAAAGTGCAAATATAATGTACTTTGTTCAAAGATTGATGAACTTGCAAGGGTGGTTGGAGAATGATTATTTATAACGCATGGCATTTATTAAGCCGCTTTAATAACCTCTATGCAGTTTCAACAAAAGATAATGTAGCAAGGCTAATAAGCCAGAAAAACATTAATTATTATGGCCGCAAGACTGTAAGATTTATGTGCATAAAGGATGGCGCGTTGCATTGCTATTACTAATTATTGGCTTTTTTGTTATTATTTCTTATGAAGTATTAGCTTTAATTATAAGTGATGATATTACAGGTTTTGTAAGGTGCAATGAATATGCGCTTTATGCTATTGTAATTTTCTTATCGTTTCTATATCTTTATATTTCTTGTTGGAGGTTTTGTCATGGTTAAGTATTGTAGGATATGCGGTTTACCTTTTGAGCCGTTAAAAGTTAATCAGTTGTATTGTGATTATTGTCGGATACGGCCACGCAATTCTTCAAAGAAACCTCGCACAGAAGCGGCTATTGAAGAAATTAACCGTAAAGCAAGCGCATTAGGGCTAAGCTATGGCCAAATGGTGCAGAAATATAAATTATAAAGTAGAAGAAATGCTCGTACTTTATTGACATTAACAAATAACGTGTTATAATAAAAGTATAGAGGGCACGACAGCAAATGAACCGCGCGTTGATAGGAACTACTCTTTAATTAGAGCTATCGCGCATGAGTTAGTTACTCCCGTTCGGTTGTTGCGTGTACCTCTATTTCTTTTATAGAAAGGGTGTATAATAGTGTCATGGTTTGACCCAACAGACATATTAAACAAACAAAGGTTATTTAATTTTGTAACAGGCCCAAAGGGCGACGGCAAAACAACGGGTTGCCGTAACTATGGCTTAAACCTATTTTTGAAAGATAACACGTCCGAATTTTGCGTTATTCGCCGTACCAAAACAGAAACGCAAAAAGCCTATAAAAAGTATTTTGATGATATTAACACAAAGTTTAATTATAATCTTGATATAAAATACCGTTCAAATATGGCAGGTATTGAAACAGACGATGGATTTAAACCTATTTGTCATTTTTTCAGTTTGTCAACAGATGCAGGAATACAGGGTGTTAACCTGCCAAATTTGCGCTATATGATTTTTGAGGAAATATTTCTTGACCCGCGCAAAGGCAAACGCTATTTGAAAAATGAGCCAGAGGAATTTGCCCGGCTATATGATACGTTGGCACGTCCGTCTGACCCAAATAGAAAGCGTGTGCCAGTAATTTTTATAGGTAACTCTTTTGCAAGTAGTAATCCTTACTATAATTTTTTCCATGTACAGTTAAATAGTAAAGGTGAATTCAAAAATAAAAACATTTACGCTTTACACATTAATGATGCGGAATTTACTGCACAAGCAAAATCAACCGAATTTGGTCAAATTATGGCGAATAGCGCATATGCAAAGCATGCTTTTGAAAATGACTTTTTACTAGATGATTTTGACTTTGGCGTGAACGACTTTCCCAAAGGCGATTTACTCTATATTTTTGTGTACGATGGCAAAACTTACGGTGTATGGGCGAATTTCAAAAGCGGGGGTTTATTTGTTAGTACAAAATATAACCCTAATTGCCCATGCAGTTACACATTTACAACCGAGAATATGAAACCTAATTTATTAACAGGTAAAATGTTCTGCCGTGGCTATCATGGCGAATTAACTAAATTTGCATATAACACAGGTTGCCTATTTTATGAAAGTCTAGCAATAAAAGACATGTTTTACGACATTGCCAGAATTTGCAATTTTTAGCAAATAATTTTGAAAATCCTATTGACTTCTACCTTATTTATATTATAATATATACAGAGGTTGAGAGAACCTTAAATACAAACGAAAGGAGAACAGCACAATGAAGTTCAAGAAAATCTGCACCAAGGTGGAATTTTTGGAAAAGCAGGAAGATGGCAAGTGGATTGAAAGTGTTGACTTTATTCCCGCGCGAGTTGCAAAAAGCAAACTGACCTGGTATGGTGCTATTCAATCTGTAAGCTATCCCAAATGTGATGTTGAAATTCCCGATGTAATCGTGAACCAGTACGCAAACATTACCGAAATTAGCCAGTAACGAAAGGAAAGAAACACTATGTTTAATCAGAATCTTGTACCCAAAGAAACGCCCGCAACCATGATGGAATCTAGCATTTTCGGCGGTTGTTATTGCAGTCTCCCCATGAATACCGACGAGGAAAAGAAGAAAATTTTTAATGCAACTAATCGCGCCGATGCGTCGTTGCGTGAATGTATCAATATGCCCATTGAAATGACGGGTCTTTACATTGAGCCTGTCGAGTTTGAAGCAAAGGACGACGACGGCAGGCCCATTGAAGGTAAAACACAGCTGTCCCCGCGTATGATTATCTTTGATAAGGACGGCAAGAGTTACGGCTGTTGCTCTATGGGCGCTTACAATAGCATTAAGCGCATTGTTAGTATGTACGGTTTGCCCGATACGTGGGGCAATCCTATTACCATTGTCCCGGGCCTTGTTACCAGTGGCAAGAATCAGGTGTTGACCATTACTATTGCATAACGCAATATGAATAGAAAGGGCGGTAGAGTTGCAATGAATGTAGGCAAGTCTACCGCCCCTATTTTATTGGGGGTTTTATAATGGCACGTAAATTTAGCAAACTATCTGAAAAGGATTTGGCTATTGCGGTAAGCAGATATAACCAGATGCGAACGCGCTATATAAAATCGGGCGGTAAAACAGTTGCGCCAAAAATAACCGTTCAAGAATTAAAAGCCCAAAGCGAAAATACTGCGCAATTAAGGCAACAAATTAAACGGTTGAACGATTATAAGAAAATTGCAGATTTTGAAAGTGCAAAAGTTAAGGGTTTTAGGTTTGTCACGACAAAAGGTGAACGGCGCACCATTAGCAGGCTTGACAGGGCGGCTAGACAACGTTACAAAAAAGATATTCTAAAATTAGAAGCACAGAAAACAACAGCAAGCAATCAGGAACTAATAAATAAAATTATTCCCGGTATTGAAGAATTAAAAGCGAAACCAACAAAAATTAGCAATATTCCTAATCGTGAAATTTTTGGAAAAGTACAAAGCAGATATGAACGGGAACAGCGATACTATAAAAAGTATGGCCAAGCAGAATCGCCTATTTTACGCCCTGACCATTATTTAGTCGCATTTGTAAAGGTTGGGTGCTTTAATGTTTCAAACGGGCCGTTTGTTTATGATGCTTTAGCAAAGTTAACTAATGAGCAATGGGCAGAAATTGTTGATAGATACCCTTCTATATTTGATGTTGACTATTTGTACGATATGGGCGTTGGTGCGCAAGCAAAAGTTAACGAAATTGCAAATGCGTTACAAATGGTTATTTATTCTGATAATTTGCCCGATGAGATTTAAACCATGCGTACAAATAATATATGGTCGTGCGATTTTGAAACGACAACAGACCCGGACGACTGCCGCGTCTGGGCATGGGTCGCTATTAACATATATGATAATACAAAGCGTGAATACGGAAATAGCATAAGTACATTTATTGACTTTTTATGGGGACATAATAGGAAATGCTATTTTCATAATTTAAAGTTTGACGGCACATTTATACTAGATTATCTATTAAAAAATGGATGGACGTTAAACAAAGAAAAGAAAGAATTACAAGCATGCGAATTTAACACACTAATAAGTGATAAGGGCTTTTATTATACAATGTGTTTATGTTTTGGCCCAAAGTCAAAATGCGAAATAATTGACAGTTTAAAAATATTACCATACAGTGTTGATGCGATTGCAAAGGGTTGGAAATTACCAGTTCAAAAACTTCATATTGATTATAAAGCATACCGAGAACCGGGCCACGAATTGACCAAAGAAGAAAAAGACTATATTACAAATGACGCACTAATTGTTGCAATAGCGTTAAAATCTACATTCGACGACGGGTACAAGAAAATAACAGCCGGTAGCAATGCTTTTAATTTTTATGTTGACAAGTGCATGGGCGGTAAAAAGGGCTTTAGGAATACATTTCCAATTCCCGAAAATGACGCTTATTTGCGTAAAGCATATAGAGGCGGCTTTACCTATGTTGCCCCGCAATACAAAAATAAGTTAGTTGGTGCAGGGCGCGTATATGATGTAAACAGTCTGTACCCTTTTGCGTTACATTCACCGCACGTATATCCGTATGGAGAACCCGTTTATTTTACTGGTGAATACCAAAAGAATGATAAATACCCTTTATATTTTCAGCGCTTTTATTGCGATTTTAAACTAAAACCAAATCACTTACCAACTATACAGATGAAAAACACAGCTGGTTATATTCCTACTGAATATGTTACAGAAAGCCTAAACGACAGTGTACCGCTAACATTAACTAGCGTTGATTTGGCTTTATTTTTTGACCAGTACGACGTTTACAATTATCGTCCGATTGATGGCTACATGTATAAAGCGGGTGAAAAGTTATTTGACACATATATAGACTACTTTTATAAACAGAAACAGCAAGCAAAACAAGAAAAGAACTATGCACGCTATCAACTAGCAAAACTAATGCTTAATAGCTTTTATGGTAAGATGGCGACTAACCCTATATGCGCGAGTCGATGGCCCACATTAAAAGATAACAGATTAGCATATTTACCGGGCGAGATTGAAAAACGCGAGCCTGTTTATATTCCCGTCGGTTGTTTCTGCACCGCTTACGCACGTGACGTTACTATTCGGGCCGCGCAATCATGTTATGACCGGTTCATGTATGCGGATACTGATAGTTTGCATGTTTTGGGTGATTATGACGTGCCGGGCCTTGATGTTGACGATTACAGACTAGGCGCTTTTAAGCATGAAAACACATTTACACAAGCAAAATATCTACGACCCAAACTATACATGGAAGAAATGATAACAGGATGTGGCGAAACATTCATATTAAACGACTGGACAGTTACAGGCGCAGGAATGACAAAAAGTGTAAAACAGAAAGTTACGATTGATTCATTTGAATACGGGGCAGTATTTGACGGAAAATTAACAACAAAGGTCGTCCCGGGCGGCACTGTTTTGGTAGACACAACATTTAAAATTCACGGTTAAAGCTATTGACAAATACTAAATTATAATTTATAGTAAAGTAAAGAGGTGATTAAAATGAGCATCAAGGTAGCGCAGTTGACTTTAATTATGGTTGCAATTATTGCTGATTATCTGACAGGCATTATTAAAGCATGTTACAAGCATGAGTACAAAAGCGAGGTAATGCGGCAGGGCCTTTATCATAAACTTGCAGAGATTGCCGCCGTTGCTGTCATGTTTTATTTGCAGTTGGGCTTGCCGATGATTGGTATTGCAATTGACTTTCCTTTTATTAGTTTTATTACACTGTATATTATTGTAATGGAATTGTCAAGCATTGTAGAAAATATTGGTGAAATTAACCCTGATTTAATTGGCCCTCTTTCTGATGTATTTGAAAAGGTAAAACAAGTAAAGGATGATAAATATGGAAAAAATCATTGATGTTAGCAAGTGGCAACAGAAAATTGATTTTGAAAAAGTCAAGAAAGCGGGATTTACTGGCGTGATGATTCGCGCGGGGTTTGGCAATAAAAATGGGTACTTGTACCCCGACGAATGTTTTGAACGGTTCTATGCCGATGCAGTAAGTGCAGGCATGCACGTTGGCACTTATTTTTATACGTCTGGCTTGTTTCATCAAGCGGGCCGGGGAGCAAAAGAAGCCGCGTACTTTTTGGGACTCATTAAGGGTAAAAAGTTTGATTTGCCTATTGCTTGTGATATTGAACTAAGCCCCGATGGATACAGAACTGCAACTAGCAAAAACGCGATTGACTTTTGCAAGTATCTCGAAAACGCTGGCTATTATGCAATGATTTACGCTAGTGACATTAGCGGCTTTAAATCTAGACTAGATATAAATATGCTAAACGCCTATGACAAATGGGTTGCACGCTATAATAAGAATGGCCCACAGTATGTAAAAGACTGGGGTATTTGGCAGTATGGTGGTAGTACGAACTATCTTGCACATGTTCATGTTGACGGTGTATACAGTGCAGCATGTGACCAAAACTACATGCGCCGTGACTATCCCGATATTATTAAACGTGTAGGGTTGAACGGTTATCCGAAACAGGCAAGCGCGGCAAAACTTTATAGCTTTACCGCTGATAATATTAGTGCAGGCGATAAAGAAAAATTTGTTGCACTTGCAAGTGAACTACAGATTAAAAGTGAGGTGAAAGAAAAATGACACGAGAAGAAATGCAAGCAGTCTTGACAGAATTTGCAGGGGCGGACGCTGAAACGCAGGGCCAGCTTGCCGCACGATTGCTAGACGAAAACGACGCAATTATTACAGAAAGCAACAACCGAGAAGCGGCCCGTCTTGCCGCCGTGGAAAATGAAAGTGCATTGCGCAAGCAATACGTTGAGCGCTTTTTAGGCGCAGTCCCCGGCCAGACAGAGCCGCCCAAATCACCCGAAAACGACCTGGCCGAGCGTGTAACTTTTGATTCTTTATTTAAGTAAGAGGAGTGTTTTTATTATGCCTATTAAACCTACTGTATCCCAGCTTAATGCAAACAGCGTTGGTATTCTTAACGCAATTCGAGATAATGCAAGCACCGAATATTATCAGGCAGTGCCACAGGCGAAGGCCACTACGGAAAGTATCCGCGCTGTTGGTGAACAGATTCTTGCGTTTCAACCCCGTATGAATGAGTTTGTGTCCGCACTTGTCAATCGTATCGCCCGAGTGATTGTTACAAGCAAACTGTATTCTAACCCGCTTGCGTTTGCCAAAAAGGGTCTTTTGGAATACGGCGAAACGATTGAAGAAATTTTCGTTGATATTGCAAAAGCAAACTCTTATGACTGGAATAGCACGAACGAAACTGAACAGGCGTTTAAACGTGAAAACCCCGATATTAAATCTGCGTTTCATGCGCTGAACATGCAGACATACTATAAGGCAACCGTTAGTGAACAGAACTTGCGACAGGCGTTCCTTTCTCTTGATGGTGTAACTGACCTTGTCGCACGTATTGTTAATAGCTTGTATTCTGGTGCGGCCTATGATGAATATATTATGATGAAGTACATTATTGCGCAGAGCCTTATTCCGGGCAATGTAAAAATGACAACCATTGACGCGGTAGACGATGAAGCAAGCAGCAAAGCGGCAGTTAAAAAGGTTAAGGGCATTACTGGCAAATTGCAGTTTATGAGCAAAGAATATAACATTGCTGGCGTTAATACCTTTATCCCGTCGCCGTCTGATATTTTCGTTGTTATGACTGCCGATTATGAGGCAAGTATTGACGTTGACGTACTGGCAAGTGCCTTTAATATGGACAAGGTGCAGTTTATGGGCCAGCGCGTACTTGTGGATTCGTTTGGCTTTAATGACGGTGAACTTGCCCGCCTTGATGAATTGCTTGCAAAAGATCCCACGTACACGAGACCTAGCGAAGGTAATTTGACCGCACTTAATACTGTTGGTATTGTGGTTATGAGCCGTGACTGGTTCCAAGTGTACGACGTACTGAACCAGTTTACCGAACAGTACAATGCGGCCCTGCTGTATTGGAATGAGTTTAACCACGTTTGGCGCATTTATTCCGCGTCGCCATTCGCGCCTATTGTTGGCTTTACTACCATGACCCCGTCTATTACTACCGTTACCGTTAATGTTGCAAGCACGGCAAAACCGCAGGATAGACTTGTTGCGGTTGCAACTGTTAGCGGCACTGACTTTGCAAACAAGGGTGTTAAATTCTCTATTTCGCCGACTACTAACGTAACCATTGACGAAAACACCGGCTTTATCGCATTTGGTGCAAACGCAAGCGGCAAATATACCGTTACTGCAACTAGTGTATTTGACCCGAAGAAAACGGGCACTGCCGCTATTACAGTTTCCTAATAACTGGCCCGGGAAACCGGGCCTTTATGAGAATAAAAGTACAAGCGGGTGCAATTCCCGCAATTCTCTATATTTACAATGAGGTGGAAACAATGACGCAAAATACAAGTTTATATATTTGCCGTGGTATCCCGTGGAATAGTGATTATTCCCATGTTAGATTATTTGAAAGTGCAAGCGCGGCTAATACATATATTATAAGTAAAGCCGCCTACACTAAAACACAATACAGTTATATTAGCAAAACAAAGCAAATTCGCGTTGACGGTATGGCTGACCAGTACCGAGACTGTAACTATATTGCATGGAAGAATACAGGCTATTCTAATAAATGGTTTTATGGCTTTATTACTGATGTAGTTTATTTAGCAGATAATACCTGTTTGATTAGTTTCGATTATGATATTTTCCAAACGTGGTTTTATGATACTACTGTTAATCCGTCTTACGTTGAACGGGAACACGTAAACGACGATACAATCGGCGCTAACACTGTGCCAGAAAACGTCGTAATGGGAGACCCCGTAAACGTGGCAAGCAGTAACAATTATATCCCACATAAATGGTACATGTATGCAACACAAATTTTTAAAGAATTGACGCAAGATGGGTTTACAGCTATTGCCCCGGGGGCGGAAAATAATGAAGTTTCCGGCTATTATAAAATCCCTCTTACTGATAGAGCACAAGCAAATAGAGTGGTTGAACTTTACACTCGCAAGGGTAAACTAGAAAGCCTTATTTCTATGTTTGCTCTTACTGATGAGAGCAGTACCGCAAGTGGTCAAACTTATACTATTGCAACCCCTGTCAAGTTTGGTAGCTATGTTCCTAAAAATAATAAGTTATTTTGTTATCCCTATAATTATTTAACGCTTGTAATGGCCGGTAGCGAAACGCCGTACCGTTACGAATGGTTTACAGATAGAGTTGCAGGATTTCGCTTGAAATTACCTAAATACGCGGGCGGCAGTAGTTATATTTATCCCGTAGGGTATGAAAAAGAACAAAGTTCAGGCGCTAGTTTCGCTCTTGAGCATTCAATCCCAACAGGTGCATATCCTACCGCCAGCTTTGGCGCAAATCAATTCCAAAATTATCTTGTGCAATATGGCCCGCAATTAGCAGTTGGTTTAATTGGGCAGGTCGTAAACATTGGCGCAAGTGCTGCAACAGGCAATGCAGGGGAAGCAATTTCCGCGGGCGTTGCGATTGGGCAAAATATTATGGATTTACGCACGCACTCTTTAAATTCACAAACAGTAGCAGGTACACAGAGCGTAGCGCAACTTGCTTATGATACACAACTAATTATTAGAATCGTTTCTAAGCAGATTTTACCAGAATATGCAAGAATCATTGACGAATATTTTACCGCGTTTGGTTACAAAGTTTGCCGAATCAAAGCCCCGAATATTACCGGGCGGCCCTCGTGGAACTATGTTAAAACAATCGGCGCACAAGTTAGCGGCAATATCCCAGAATATGCAGAAACGGCATTAAAAGCAATGTTAAATAATGGCGTTACATTTTGGCATACAAACGATGTTGGAAATTATAGCTTGAACAACAATCTTTAAAAGAGGTGTTAAAAATGCAAAGACCGCCGTGGATTGAAAACGCAAAATATTTTACTAGCGTTACTTATAGTACATGGTTTAACCGCCTGTACAATATCGCAATTAGTCGTTTTGAATGGCTAAATTTGCCAGATACTTGCAACGAAAAATTTATTGAGCAGGTACTTTTCTTTAACGGCTTTATGGTAGGTTATAAAGATACTGCACTAAACAGCTTTTTAATTATGCCTTGCACTAATAACAGTGTATTGGATATTTTCGGCTATCCTGCTAAAGTAAACGCTTATGGCTATAACGGCTACACTGCCCAGAATTTGACCCCGTATACAATTACAATAGGGCAAGAGCCGACAAGGGCAGATGCGGCTTTATTGTATGCTAATTATAGCCGTTGCCCAGACCTGCCCGCTGTTTTATATTTTGCCCGGAAATTAACAAAAATTGACCGTACAATAGACGTTAATATCAATGTACAGAAAACACCATATATTATTAGTTGCAGTGAAAACCAGCGCTTGACCGTCGCTAATATGTTTAAACAGGTGGATAACTTTGAACCTGCAATTATTACCACTAAATTTTATGGGCTGAATGGCGAAAAGCCTATTAACGTTATGGACTTGAAGCCGCCTTTTGTTGCCGATAAAATGCAGACTTTGAAACGGCAAGTATACCAAGAAGCCCTTACCTATTTAGGCATTGAAGCAAACACAAGCGAAAAAGCAGAACGGCAGGTAACGGAAGAACTGACCGCAAACATGGGCGAAACGGAAAGCATGAGACAAAGCCCGCTTGCGTCCCGCAAACAGTTCTGTAAAGAATTTAATAAAATCTATGGAACTAATATAGATGTTAAATTCCGTAGTGATTTACAACTTTCTCAAATTATGGAAAATGGGGGTTTGACAGATGGCGAACTTTACGACGACGACAAGAACGATTTGTGAAATGCTAACGGGCAAAACAACCCCGATTAGTACAGTCATTACCGAAGCCGCCCCGTTATTCTTCAATTTTAATTTTCCATTTTATGACGAAACGAAACGGGCAGAATTTGAACAGAATTTTTTGCGGCATTTCTATATGCGGGAAATCGGACTAGAAACTATTGATTATTTCATGCTACGACTTGAAGATAAACTAAACACGATTATGCCGTATTATAATAAATTGTTGACCATTAATGCTAAAGATTATGACCCTTTCTATAATGAAATTATCGACGAAAGTATTACCAGAGAAAGAACAGGAATGACTAACGGTACAGACACAACAGAAAGTAGCGGGAACAGCACTACTAAAGGTAAAACTACAAGCACGACCCAAAATAGCGCCGATGATAGCAACCAGCAAAGCGATTTACCGCAGGGCAATTTGGCTAATTTTAACGATGATTCTTATATGTCAAGCGCGGGAAAGGGTCATACAGAAAGCAACAGCACGGTAAACGGAACTGACGAAACCACGGGCACAAATAGCGGAAAAAGTAGCGCAACCCGAACTGAAACTAACACAGGCAATGAAACGGAAAAACGCACCGCAAATAATACACGTGGTAACAAATCCGAGATGCTAAGAATGTACTATGAAGCACAGCGCAATATTTTAGATAATATCTATAAGGACTGTGAAGATTTATTTATGGGAATTTGGTGTTGATTATGGCAAAAGAAATAAAAGTCACATTTGAGGATGGCGGCATATATGAAGGATTTGCAAACACATATACGTTAGATAATTCAATTACCTATTATTTTTCGTTTGACCGCGATTATAGAGTGCAATTAACTAACGGCGCAATAACATTACAGGAATACAGAAATGCTGGCTCGTGGTATCCTATAGAGCTTATTACAAAGTTTGAATTGTCTGAAATTAGCGGCGGTGACGGCGCAACAAAAGAATGGGTAGAGGATAATTTTGTACTAAAATCCGGTGATACTATGAGCGGTGCACTTAAATTTAATTTTGGTGACGGCGTAATAGTTACTATTGGCCAAACCCCCGATACAAAGCGTGGCTATATCAAACTCAACGGCAATATGTATTTTATCAACGCCGAGAATAAAACGATTGCGTCGCTTGCAACTGATAAGAATTTTGCATTAAATCTATATCAGTCTAGTGATAAAATTGATAGCGTTATTGCGTTTAGGCACTATGAATACGGCACTAGCGGGCTAACTCGCACTATTAGTTACAATCAATTTGTAAATAACGATGCTAACAGTTCGTGGACATTTAACGGAACCTATATTGCTAATAATGGATGGTCGTTTAAGAGCGGCGGCGTTCATTTTGAAACTAGCGCATATTGGAGGTCAAATAATATTGTAAATGCCGCGATTTGGCCTAATGGGGCTATCCGCGTTTATAACGGTGCAGATATTGCAGTACATAAAAACGCGTCAAACGCTCAAACAAATTATTACACATCGTATCAATACAATGGCCGCACAACAGCGTCCTCTATTGGCGGCGAAGACCCCCGCTATAGAATTATAGGATATAATAACTTTGTTAATAGTATTGAATCTTATGGCAACATTACAATTAAAACAGAAAATCAAAGCAATGGAACACTTACAAGACTAAGAAAAAGCGGAATTTATATAGAAAATGCTAGTGACCCTAACAGTAATAATAGAACAGTTATAGAATTAAATAGTTTCTCGCAATATGCAGGAAGTCAAAAACGGTTTACTGTTAATAGTGGTAGACTAGATATTTTTAGTGACCAGCATATATTTTTACATAGCGGGCTACCAAGCACAATGGAAAGTTACCGAGAATTTAGTTATGATGCAATTAGCGGCTATAATAAAGCACCCCTAAATATTACCTCTGATGTGCGCATAGAAGCAAATGCACCTAATTTCTATGTTATTGCCCCTCAGGGCACGAACATTACAAGTAATTATGGTTTTATAGTATTGCAGGATAGCAAGGGTGTATATGGCCGTAGCAGTAATGCAGAAAATAACACGTATATTACTAATAAAACGCAAAACATATATGTACAGACCTCTCAAACACCCGCAAGCGATAGCAAACGCGATGAACTGGCTGCGATACTTGACCTTTTCCAAATTGTTTATAATGTTTTGCAATCGGCAGGAATTCCCGGTGCTAGTGCAATAGCGCAGTATACAGGTGATGTTGTAATGTGGATATATGACAACCAAAACGGCGTGCTAAAACCGACAATTACAAGAATTCGCAATCTAATACACAATTAAATAAGAGGTGAAATAAATGTTTATTCATGATATTGCTGATTTTCTTGTGAATTTGACATGCAAAGATATTAAACCTGATATTTATAGCGTGTTTGATTCACCATGTGAAAACAACTGCCCTAATAATGTAAACAGCGAAAAACTTACTATTTTGGAAATTCTAAACGCTATTGGGTGCAGGTTGAAAAACCTGTTCGGATTTGTTAAAATCAATACGACTACCGAAACTATCGACGAGGGCGAAGCGGTTGTAAATGCCAATGGTGACGTGGATAATTTGAATTTTGATTTTAAAATTCCCCGCGGTAAAACTGGCCCTCAAGGTCCGGCAGGTCCCGGGGTTACCCCTGGTGGTACAACTGGACAGGTACTTGCTAAAAAATCAAATACAAATTATGACACTGAATGGATTGATAAACCGGGCGGCGGCACGGTAAGTGTAAACGTTGGTAAAACTACCACAGGCGAACCCGGTACAAATGCAAGCGTTACTAATAGTGGCGACGAAACAAACGTTGTATTAAACTTTACTATTCCACGCGGCAACACTGGCCCGCAAGGGCCGCAGGGTAAACAAGGCCCCGCGGGTGCGCCTGGCCCGGCAGGCCCGGGGGTTGTCCCTGGTGGCACAACTGGACAGGTACTTGCTAAAAAATCAAATACAAATTATGACACTGAATGGATTGATAAACCGGGCGGCGGCAC